TTCACAATGTTGTTTGTCACCTCGGGCATATTCACGATTGGTGCTGCAACATTGACTGCCGGTTGCTCCACAGTAAAGTTGTTCACAACTTCCGTTGGTGGCAGGTTATTCACAATCGTCTGCTCTGGTGTAGGTAACACCACGTTGAAATTGTTGACCGGCGCGACCTGTACGACGGGGTCGCGCATTGCAAACTCTGTCTGCGCAGTCAAAAGGCCGATCTGAGCCAATTCCAGGGCGCTGGGGGCCTTCTTTTTCTCTGGTGCTGGCGCTGGGACCTTCTCGGGCACAACGGGCGCTGGCGGGGGTGGCGGCAGTAGATCAAGCGCCTTCTCGCGCTTCAAATCTTCCTGACGCTCAAGGTCCACTGCCTCAGGGTCATCGCCACGCTCAGCAATGATGCTGGAACGACTGCGGAAACCGTTTGTTACTTCGAGCGCTTTACCTTGCGGGTCTTGCGTTGGGTGAATGTATTGCCAGCCATGTGGCGCGTGTTCAACACGCTTCACATCGGGCAATTCAGCCTCCGAAATCAGACCCGCCATCAGTGCCGCGTCAGCAAACCACTCGATCACTGGCTGGCAGAACATCGGGATCACAACTTGCCATTGGCGCTGCTCTGCGAAGCGACGAAACTCATTGATGATCACACGCAACGTGCGATCACTGACATTCGCGATATCACCAGAGAAAAGCTCGTAAGGAATACCAGCTGCAGCTGCGGTTCCCATGTGCTGGGTCCGCATGTATTCGCTGTACATTGTCCCGGCTTCGGGAGGGTTCGCAAATTTGACATCCTGGCCAGGGTCAAGCTCTTGTGTCAGGCCCGGGGTCATTCCCGCCAGGGGTTCGCCGTCCATCCACTCAATTGGCATGTTGGTCAGCGGATCGATGTTCGCATCGCTGTCGGCACCCGGCATCGTGCGCGTGATGAATGCCACAAATAGGTTTGACAACTTCTGGCGCTCCAGTACCGCATCGTCAAAGTCACCAATGCTGCGGAGGCGGGCCAGCACCGACGCCATGGCGGGCACGCCGCGCAGTTGACCCGGGCGCTTCGGCTCGTAGATATGCTTGATGTCGGCAGCGTCGATGCGTACAAGCAAGGCTGCGCTGGTGCCTGTGACGTTATCCCCAGGATGCTCCCTGTACATCCAGTAGGCTACCCGGCGACCCAGCATATCGAGTTCAATACCCGAGCGGATTCGGTTGCCCTTGGGCATTCCTGGCCAACTATCCGCATCAAAGAGCGGGCAGAAATCAGCTTCAATCAGCTGCACCTGCATTGGCACTGCAAGCCCATCATTCAGGCGACGGTAACGGCGACGGGCAAATACCTCACCTGCCTCAAACCATGAACGTACGCCAAGTGTTTGCTGACCATAAATGTTTAGCACACCATCTGCATCTGACTGTGCAGAAAACTCATTCCACAAGTCTGTGACGAAAACTTTGCGAGCGCCTTTTAGCCGCTTGAAACGCGGCGTGATTCCAATACCGATCAGGCTGGTAGTCCACTTCTGAACACCACTCTCACCGGACCAGTCATTGCGTGACGCATCACGCGCACGATTGCGGATAGTTGCCAGGTTTTGGACAGCTACATTGGGGCCGCTGCTTGGTGTCTGCCAACCAACCATGCGGCGACCTTGGCCACCAGCGTCATACCGCGCCTTTGGGGCGACTTGCTTACGCTTGGCCATGATTAATACCCCCTACCAGCGTGGTACAGCCCGATACGCTTTGGTTTGCGAACCTGTGTGATCGCCGCATTCGCACGAATCAACTGCTCTTGCAAATCATTGCGGGCCAGGATCAGATCGGGGATAGAGCGATACGTGATGCTCTGCCCGTCAAGAATGACTTGTTTCTCACAGTTGCCAATTGCAACATTGAGCGCGTCAATATCAGTTTGAGAAATAGCCATGCCGCATGATCAGGTTTTGCCCGTGCGCTGGCTAACGGTTAAATTTCGCTACCGTAAATAACTGCTCGATGTGGCTCTGCGTTGACGTAGCTTGACAATCGGTACAGCTATTGGCTCTATGCGTTCGTTTGATTTCATTTCTCGACGGTCTTCAGATGCCATAAGCTCGCAGTTGCTGGCCAGGGGCAGCGCCCACTTGGGGGCCTTTGACCAATCCTTGATCTTGTCGGCACCCAGGCGCAGTGCCGCTGCCCTGTTGTAGCAAGCCAAGTCAAACGACTCATTTCGCTTGCGGATTTGCGACCATGTGCCATCCTTATTGCGAACCTCTGCCCCAAGCTCGTCAAAGAAGCTCTGTGGTAGCCATCCTTTGGGGTTCTGCGGGCCTTTCGGCGTTGGGAAGTGGCAATACCCCGGCCCGGGTGTTGTGCGCTGTAGGCCCGCGTGTACTGCGTCCTTGAGTTGGTTCGGGTTGAGCAGGTAAACCGGCACATCACCCTTCTCTTTCCCGTTGCGGTTACCCACCCAGGACTCTTTGATGATCGGCGCAGTCTTGGTGCTGGCACCTTTGACCAGCATCACTCGCTTATGCAACCCTTCCTGGCGCAAGCGGCGGTACCACGCATATGCTTTGTCAGTCACGCCATCCTCACCGCCAGAGTCAACTGCGACCATTTTGATGCGTAATTCCATACCCTCTATAGGTGTACGGTACGTGCTACGCAATACCTTCTCTGTAAGTTGGTCCCAGTCCTCTGAGTAGCTTGCTGGGTCTATGGGCGCGTACTGAGCGCCCATCCCTTCACGCTTCGAGAGTGTGATTTCGTACCTATCGACCAACCAGTTCTCAAAGTGGGTGCCTTGAGCGTGTACTTGCACAATAAAGCGAGCGTTACTACCACCCTGTACGTCAACTGCTGCAGTGAGAAATCGGGTTTGTTCAGGTACGACATATCGCTCCAATGTTTCAACTCGGTCAATAGGGTTCTTGGCGTTCAGCGCTGCCTCTTGCAGTAGCATCGACAAATACGGCATACCCTGGTCGGTATTGACAGTTGTTTTAAGTGTCAACTCGGACCCATTTAATGCATATTCACGCAAACCCTGCATATATCGCATCAATAGCGACTTCCAGCCCTGGTATGCAGCTGCTACACCACCTAGCCAGTAGCCTGCAATACTCGATGTTTGTGACTTTCCAGTAACTTCGTCGTTATTATTTATTTTCTGACCATCGACCAACCATCTACCGTTTATATTCAACTCATGTTTGAACTTCTTATCGACAATACAACCACAATGAGGGCAAACAACCCGTGCATATTGGGTTGCCAGGGAGTCAAGATCAGTTTCGCGAACTATTGTTAATAGTTCCTCTTGTGAGGGTAGGTTAAATAACCCAACACCAGGTGCTGCCTCATACCATTCACGACAATCAAAGCACTTCCAGTACCAGCGTCTGCGATCAGAGCGGTTATAGATCGACATAATACCCTCTGCAGGGGGCGCTTCATGTGGTGTTATGGGTAACCAGTTAGGGTCTGTTAAATCATACCCAGGACTCGATTCAACCAGACACATACCACGACTTAGGAAGGTGGTTGTACGCTTTAATCCTAGCGCGAATGCACTACCTTCACCGTCAATATCTGTCGGCATACGGTCGTAATCAGTCAGCGCCACATACCGATAGTCAGATGATGACAACTGCGATACTGTTGGCCAGCCGATACGCAACCACATACCGTGCTTAAACATTTTGTCGTGCGTATTATCTGCCTGTGCGTTTGCAGACATTAATTCATGCACTTTAGGTGAGTGGCGAATCATGCGGTCGATACGTGTCTTACTATATTCCCGCGCTTTATCCTGCGTCATCTGCACAATGAGCATATCGCCTGGGTCATTTGTGATCACATGCGCAGCCCAGCCTTCGAGCAGGCCCATGGTCTTGCCAGTCCTGGCGGGGCCGACAAAGCAGACTGCTTCATGTCGGCGACTAGCCTGCATATTCATGGGCTCGACCATGTAGGGTGTCTCAGTCGCTGACCATGCGCCGGTATAGCCACCCGGCTGGCGAATAAATAGCGCGTCCTGCGCACCCTCGGCAACAGTTACCCGGCGAGGGGGTTTGAGTGCGTGATACCCGCTGCAAATATCGTCAAGTGCATTGGCAAAATGTTGGTCATCGTCAAGCATTTGTGGACATCATTTCAAATTCACTGGCGAGGTCCGACAAAGCATCGTCAATCATGTGGCCAACCTCGGCGGCTACCTCTGGCGATATCCCCAATTTACGTTCAAGGTTGTCGGGTAGCGAGCGTAGGGTTTGGGCAAGCGAGGAAAGCGCTGTGGCTGACGCTTGTCGGTAGGCTGCACGCGAGCCATATTCGCTCGACTTAACCTTTACCTCCAACTCATTTAATTCGGCCTTGGCCGCTTCGTTTCGAGCACGGGCTTTGTCATAGTCCTTGACTTCCTCAGTCTTGGTGTAGCCAGAGACGCGGCCCGAGTTTACTCTTGCCCCACCGTGGTTATTTAGCGGTCGATCTTCATAAGTCATTTCGCATTATCGCTGCTTATTTTGCATTTGCAATACGCGGACCTCCAACGGGAGATTTTCTTTATAACCAAAGGCTATATCACCGACCAATTTATCGTTAGCCAAGTTATAAAAGTGCAAAAACATCCGAGCCTCGGGCCTCTGCGTCCCCCCAGCGCCGGGTTTTTATGTAGGGTCCCCGTATCGCGTGCTTATGGCTTCGCTAGTGCAAAGCATGGACGTACGCTACTGCTACAGCATGGACGTACGCTACTGCTACTGCTACTGCTACAGCATGGACGTGCGCTAAATCACTCCCAGGTAACTGTTGTTTTTAAGAGAATAAGGTCATTATAGTGTTGATTTAATTCACTATTTTGATCTTTGGGGTCGTTATTCTAAGGTATTGCATTATTACGTTACTTTATACATAAACATAATTTAGAACTTTATTTTGCTTATTTAGCGTTTTGCACTTGCTAACTGTGCCAAAATGTGAACCTCACTAACTAAAGGGCAAAACATGCTAATCCAATCATCGTTTTTTCACCATGTCGCACGTTGTATCGTGCTAAACGTCAAACCAGTGACATACGCGCGATTTTGCGCAATTGCCAATCAATTAGGTGCATAAAATGAAAACATACATTTTGCCAATCTGGGTTAAAACAGCTACTTTGCATCCTGCTATTGCACTTGCTGCAAAGCACAGCTATACATACTGGCCAACAATATTGGCACAAAACCCGATTATTTCAACAGATAATCGATTGGCGTATTTTCAAAATAGCGAGAAAAAATCGCGTAATTTACGCACAGTAACAACTACGGGAAAATACATAAAGCGCCATTTTCCTAAAATAGCAGATCATACTATTCGCGATATAGTAAGCAAAACAGAACATAATCTTATTATTATTGATAATCTTGACGATATTATCGATGCAGTCATCAATGGTCCATATAGTTGTATGTCAGGCAATAAGTTTGATAATCAATATCACCCATATCGCGTATATGATCCTGTTTTCGGTTGGAAATTAGCAATTAGAAAATCAGGGACTAAAATTGTAGCGCGGGCAATATTGCACAATGATACTTTTGTAAGATGTTTTGCATCAACTGATGATAATCAAACATATGCTAATGGTGCCGATAATATTCTAGAATCCCTTTTAACTGATAAAGGATATACTAAATTATCAGGATATAAACTAGGCGCAAAATTAGCTAAAATTGAAAAAAATAACGGTGATTTAGTTGGCCCGTATATGGACGGGTGCAACGATTGTGCCGTTGATATGGGCTCTTATTTGAAATTACAATCTAGCGGCGATATAGAGCTAAACAATACAACAGGACTAGCGACTAACGATAATAACCATATGACGTGCGATGATTGTGGCGCACGTATGCATGATGATGATTCACACGGAATAGGCGATGATGGGCACTATGTTTGCGATAGTTGTATAAACGATTATTTTTATGTTAGCGAAACCAAAATCGGGAACA